GGTGCAACTTGCGTTTCGTAAGTCATCTGTTGTGGAACAAGTTACAAACTCCGATTATTTCGGGGAGATTGCTAACATGGGCGATAGTGTGAAAATCATTAAGGAGCCGGAAATAACAGTCAAGGCTTATGCTAGAGGTACAACTATTACACCTCAGGACCTTGACGATGAGGACTTCAGCCTTACAATCGACAAAGCTAACTACTTTGCGTTCAAGGTTGATGATATTGAGGAAGCTCATTCTCACGTTAACTTTCAATCGTTAGCGAGTGATAGGGCTGCCTATCGACTATCTGACCAGTATGACCAAGACGTTCTTGGTTATCTATGTGGGTTTAAACAGTCTGCACTACACGGTGCTGCTGATACTGCTAATACTACAGTAAACGGTTCTAAAGCCGTTGCAACCGCAGGTTCTGACGAACTTCTATCTTCAATGAAGTTAGATGCTTCTGACTTTACCGATGGTTCAGGAACAGCAGGTTCAGCCAGTAGTTCTATTGGGCTTCAGCCTAGAGGACCGGGTGCAACTGACTTAACACCTGCTGCAGGTACAACTTTCCCATTAACAGTCATTGCTAGAATGGCTAGACTACTTGACCAACAAAATGTTGATTCACAGGGTCGATGGTTAGTTGTAGACCCAGTGTTCATGGAAGTGTTGAAGGACGAGGATTCTCGACTATTCAATCAGGACTTTGGACAATCTGGTGGAATTAGGAGTGGTGAAGTTATAGGCAACTTACATGGATTCCGTGTATTTGTTTCTAACAACCTACCATCCATCGGAACAGGACCTGCTACTACTGGTGGTACTAACGCTTCCAACTTTGGAATTATTGTTGCAGGACACGACTCTGCAGTCGCTACTGCTGAACAAATCAACAAAACTGAAACTTACCGAGACCCAGACTCATTTGCTGATATCGTTAGAGGAATGCACCTTTACGGTAGAAAAATCTTGAGACCTGAAGCTCTCGTTAACGCTCGGTATAATCTAGTATAAGGAGATTGAATTATGGCATTAGGTGATAATACAACCTCTGTGGCTAGAGGTAGTATGGCTAGGGGAAGACAGCCATACATGATTCAAGCTGACCTGAATTTTGCAACAGCTGCAAGCGATAAGGGTACTGCCCTTGCTGCAAATGATGTGATTCCGGGTTTAACTATTCCTGCTAATACACTCATTATCGCTGCAGGTTTTGAAGTAACAACTGCTCACTCAGGTACTTCAACCGACACTGATTTTGACTTTGGTATTACTGGAGGTGACTTGGATAACTTTGTTGATGGTTTCGACTTTGACGGAGCATCTGTCGGAGACTACGCTTTTAAAGCAGGACAAACTCCTGTTCTTATCGGTGGCACTTCTGACACAATCGACATTGAAATCCAAGCAATGACAGGTACAACAACAGGCGGTGTAATCCGAATGTTTGCTGTATGCATGGACGTTGATGACACAGGTGACATGACTGCTAATGAAGTAGACCGTGACACCCTTGCTTAAATAGTCTAGGTGGGGCAGGGCAACTTGCCCCACTTTATTTTAGGAATTTATAATGGCAACATTTTTAGCATTGACAAATAGTGTATTAGCAAGATTAAATGAAGTACAACTTACCGCTTCTAATTTTTCTGCAGCTAGAGGTATACAAATACAAGCTCAAAATGCGGTCAATGAGTCGATACGATATATTAATCAAAGAGAGTTTAATTATCCATTTAATCACTCAACTAAAACAGAAACACTTGCACCGGGTTCAGTTAGATATTCTATACCCACAGATGCAAAGACGGTAGACTATAACACATTTAGAATAGTAAAAGACCAAGACTTAGCTACTGCAGGTAATGCTCTAAGTATACTACAGTATAATGAATATGTAGATAAGTTTATTGACCAAGAAGATGAGATAGTAACAACAACACTAGCAGAAGAGTTAGATGCTAGTGAAACAGAAATAGACCTTACAAGTTCCACAGGGTTTGACTCTGCAGGAACTATTTTTATAGAAAATGAACAAATAACATACACAGGTATTAGCACAAATACATTAACAGGTTGCACACGAGGAGCAAACAGTACAACTGCTGCAACTCACAGTAATGGTACACAGGTAGCACAGTTTGACAGTGGGGGAATACCAACACATGTAGTGCGAACACTTGATAATAATTATTTACTATACCCCTTTCCTGATAAAACATATGCATTAAAGTATGACTATTTTACATTCACTTCTGACTTATCAGCACAAAGTGATACTCCAAGTATACCTGATAGATTTTCTCCAGTAATAGTTGATGGTGCTACAGCGTTTGTTTATCAGTATAGAGGAGAGACATCTCAGTATCAGTTAAACTTTGCACGATTTGAACAAGGCATAAAGAATATGCAAAGTTTATTAGTAAACAAGTATGAGTATGTTAGGTCAACAGTTCTGGTGCATCCAACTGTAACATCAAATTATTTTGCAACGGCAACAGTTAGATAATGCCCGATTTATCACAAACAACTCCTGCATCTTTTCCACTGCAAGGTGGACTAGTTTTAAACAAGTCTACATTTGCTATGCAACCGGGAGAAGCTCTTGAGCTACAAAACTTTGAACCAGACATAGGTGGTGGATATAGAAGAATAAATGGATTTGTAAAATACAATACAAATGTTGTTCCGCAAACAAGTTTGTCAACAGAAGAAATATTATTAGCTTGTATATTTAATGACACCATTGTTGCAGCAAGAGGAGAAAAAATACACACTGCATCGGCAGGAAGTGGCTCTTGGACAGAAAGAGACAGTGGCAGAACGAGTGCAGGTAAATATACATTTGAAAAATTCAATTTTGACGGTAACGACAAGCTTATAGTTGCAGACGGAAACAACGCACCAACAGTATTTAATACATCGTTTGCAGCAACAGACGTATCATCAGGTGGAGGTGGAGAAGTCAGCACCGCTGTTACAGGAGCAAAGTTTGTAACAGTATTTAAAGACCACATGTTTTACGCAGGTATGTCAAGCACACCACAAGAAGTAGTTTTTAGTGTGCCATTTGATGAAGACAACTTTGCAACAGGTAGTGGGGCAGGAAGTTTCAAAGTTGATGATACTATAACAGGTATTAAAGTTTTTCGTGAAAATTTATTTATATTTTGTCAAAATAGAATATTTAAATTATCTGGAACATCGTCAAGCAACTTTGCTGTAGCACCTGTTACTAGAAACATTGGATGTGTAAACGGACAAACAATACAAGAATTTGCAGGTGATTTAATATTCTTGGCAGCTGATGGTTTAAGAACTGTTGCAGGTACAGCAAGAATCGGTGACGTTGAACTAGGAACAATTAGTATACCTGTGCAATCTTTTTTTAATGAAAATATAATGGATGCTGCTAATTTTGTTTCATTAGTTGTTCCAAACAAAACTCAGTATAGATTATTTTTTACTAAAACAGGAACTGCAGAACCATCTACAGAGGGTGTATTATGTTCACTACGAGGTCAACAATTTGAGTTTGCTAAAATAAAAGGAATAAGACCAACAGCTACAGACACTGTTCCTACCACTTCAACATCTGCACCACCCTCAATAGTTATACATGGTGGAGAGGGTGGCTATATTTATAGACAAGAAATAGGTAATGATTTTGATGGGACAGCCGTAGAGGGTAAATACAGAAGTCCTGATTTAAGTTTTGGAGACCCCGGAATACGTAAACATATGCACCGTGTTCTTGTAAGTTATAAGCCAGAAGCTGCGATTAATGCAAACTTATTTTTAAGATACGATTATGAAGACCCCGACTCCCCAAGACCTGCGGCATATTCTTTAGCAGCCAGTGATATTGTTGCTGTATATGGCACAGGGGTATATGGAACAGCTACATATGGCGGTCAGTCAGAGCCTTTATTAAGACAGTCTGTAGAGGGGTCAGGTTTTACGGTGGCAATAAGAATAGACGATGAAGGTGTTTCTGCACCTTATGCCTTGAGGGGTTTTGGTATGGAATATCAAACAGGAGCTAGAAGATAAATGGGAGCAACGTACACAAGACAGTCTACATATAGTGATGGTGACATAATTACTGCGGCTCATACTAACGATGAGTTTAATCAGTTACTGGCAGCTTTCGCATCAGGGACAGGACACACGCACGATGGGACAACTGCTGAAGGTGGTCCTATTACTAAGCTATTAGGTAACACACTTACCTTTGGTGCAGGGACAGCAGGAACAGACATCACTATAACATTTGATGGTGAAGACAATGATGGTGTACTCAAGTGGATGGAAGACGAGGACTACTTTGAGTTTTCTGATGATATACTCATAGCATCTACAGAAAAGATACAGTTTCGTGACACAGCTATATCAATAAACTCAAGCACTGATGGACAACTAGACCTTATAGCTGATACAGAGATACAAATTGCAGCAACTACTATTGATATCAATGGTAATGTAGATATATCAGGAACACTAACAATAGGTTCTGCAGGTATATCTGAAGCAGAACTAGAGATACTAGACGGTGCTACAGTAACTACAGCAGAACTTAACATTATGGATGGTGATACTTCTGCTACATCTACTACAGTTGCTGATGCAGACAGAGTGGTAATGAATGACAATGGCACTATGGTGCAGGTTGCTGTGACAGACTTGGCTGCTTACTTTGACGATGAAATTACAGCAATGCCTAATCTTGTTACAACTGCAGCCACAACTGTTGGTGCATTGGACTCAGGTAGCATTACTTCTGGCTTTGGTAACATTGACACAGGCTCATCTACAATAACAACTACAGGTCTTATCACAGGTGGCTCACTTGATATAGACGATGTTGTTATAAACGGAACAACTATTGGTCACACGGATGATACAGACTTAATAACATTAGCAGATGGTATTGTAACTGTAGCAGGAGAAATATCTGTAACCACTTTAGATATAGGTGGCACAAATGTTACAGCAAGTGCTGCAGATATAAATCTTATAGATGGCATTACAAACGGAACAGTTATAGCTAGTAAGGCTATAATTACAGATGCAAACAAAGACATTAGTGGTGGTAGAAATATTACCATTAGTGGAGAGCTAGATGCAGCCACGCTTGATATATCAGGTAACGCTGACATTGACGGAACACTTGAAGCTGATGCGATTACAGTAGACGGAACAGCATTAGACGAGTTTATATCCGACACAGTAGGGGCTATGGTAGGCTCTAATACTGAAACAGGAGTAACTGTTTCTTATGATGATAGCGACAACACACTAGACTTTGTTTTAGGCACAGCACAGACAACTATTGAGTCACTAAAGAATACAAGTCTTGTAATTGGTAGAGATGACGATAACTTAATAAAGTTTGGCACAGACAATCAAATTATCTTTGAGGTAAGTGGAGGTGACAATGTTATATTCAAAGCTAGTGGTGAAATAGAAGCTTCTAGTCTTGACATCAGTGGTGACGCAGATATTGATGGAACATTAGAAGCAGACGCTATTACAGTCAACGGTACAGCACTTAACACAGTGATTGCAGGAGTAACAGTAACAAACGCAACTACTGCAGCCGTGGCAACAACAGTAACTATTAGTGACAATGAAAGCACAGATGAAGATAATGCTATCATATTCACATCAGGTGGTGATGTAGACGGTGGTAATATTGGACTAGAATCAGATGGTGATTTAACCTACAACCCAAGCACAGGAAGGTTGACAGCAACACAATTATCTGGTACACTACAAACTGCAGCACAAGGTAATATTACATCCCTTGGAACACTAACCACCCTTACAGTAGATAACGTAATAATAAATGGTTCAACCATTGGACACACTGGTGATACAGACTTAATGACTGTTGCTAGTGGAGTTCTCACCGTAGCAGGTGAAGTCGATGCTACAAGTTTAGATATTAGTGGCGATGCCGACATTGACGGCACACTTGAAGCAGACGCAATAACTGTAAATGGCACAGCCCTAAATACAGTGATTGGCAACGAAGCCACAGCATTAGCCATAGCTTTAGGATAAGGAGAAACACAT